ATTCTTAAAGTCTTATGAAGAAATATGGAAAGCACCTAAAGGTTGGAAGTGGGAATTAAATTGGGAGATAGATAATGTTATCTATGAACATGGTACGGGGTCGTCAGGTGCAAGAGCTGCTGTAAACAGAGCAACTGCCAATAGACAATCTACTGTTATCGGGCATTGTCATTCTTTCGGTGGAGTTAATTATATGGCTTCTCGTAACGATTTGATATTCGGAATGAATGTGGGGTGCGGAATTGATGTAGATGCAATGGCATTTTCTTATGGTAAAAACTTTCCTAAAAAGCCTACTCTTGGCTGTGGTGTCGTTCTTGACGGTGGAAAGACTGCATTATTTATTCCTATGGACTTAGGTTCAAAAATAATTCACAAAAATACACTCTAGTAAAAGAAACTTTTTTTACTTTTTATTAATTATTGTTTGGTATATTAAAAAACTTTGCTATCTTTGTCGAAGTTATTAATCAATCAAACAATTATTATGAACACAGAATTAGAAGTAAAAAAGGTAAAATTAGGAGATGTTCTTTTCTTTTTAGATATGAAGATAGAAATAATAGAGCATCTACTTAGAGAAGATGAGAAATCAGAATTACAATACAGAAACTCTTGCAATGGAAGTCCTGCTGATAGCGTAAACAAAGTTATGGCTGAGTTTTCAAACGGAAAAGTTTTTGCCCGTAATCACTCTTTAGAAAAACTAAAAGAATTTAGAAATCAAATAACTAACCTTTAATAACAATTATTATGTCAGAAACAAGAAAAGAAACACTAAGAAGATTATTTACTGCAAACAATTTAGTACAAGAAGATGTTTATAAGCATCAACACTACACAATCATTACAAGAGCAGGTATTGATAAGATACAAGCTAACTCAAGTATTAACATAAAGTATGATGTTGTTGAATGTAGTTCTAACTTTTGTGTAGTAAAAGCTACTGCAACATCTACTGATGGAAGTAAAGTTATAGAAACATTTGGGTCAGCGTTAAAAGGAGCAGGTTTTAAGGATGGAAACTGCAATACTTGGTATGTTATGGAGATGGCAGAGAAAAGAGCTATGTCAAGAGCTGTATTAAAGTTAGCAGGTTTCTACGAATTAGGTATCTTTGGAGAAGATGAATCAGAAGATTTTAAGAAGAACTAATGACCGATTGGATAGATGATATTCTAGCAGACGAGCCTATCAGCAATAGTCAAATTTCTATTGTTGAGGGTTTGCTGACTAGCATACCTTACTCTGAGGAAGAAAAGCAAGATATAGAGAGGGGTCTAATATATCTTACATACATTGAAGCATATCAACTAATAAATAAATTAAAAGAAGATTACGTTTCTAAAGACCCAAGAGAACAATTTAACAAAATGGCTAAAAGATGGCAATAAGAAAACACGCAATGACTAGAACGGGTGCAATAGTTAGCATCACTAGAGAACAAATTAAAAATATTCGAGAACAAGGCTTGAATGAAAACAGTAAGTATGTAAAGGGAGATATGGGTGTAAACTCAACATTTATAGATAGATATAAAAGTGTTCCTGACAAGGACATACAGGATTTGTACAAGCAAGAGTTTGGAATAGAATTAGTAATAGTAAAATAAATAAAATGATATTTACAATAGGATTTGTGCTAGGAATAGCAGTAACAATAATAATCTCAAAAAAAGATAATAAATAAAAAAGATATGAAAGCAGCAAGTAGTAAATTTGAATCACTCATGCGAGAGCTAGGTGTAACTAAAAAAGAGTTTAGCGAGATTACAGGAGTTAAAGGAACGACTGTAAGCAAGTATTTAGCAAACCCAAGTATGTTAAGACTAAAGCACATACAATGTTTGTCAGAGAAGCCTAAAATAAACGAGAAGCACGACTTAAACAGCTTAATACAAACTATACAAAATGACGATTAATCAATTACAATATCAAAAGTATCAAGCACTAAGAGATGCGGTTTGTACCGTTTATGGTATAACATTAGAGCAATTAGAGGGTAACGTAAGAAAAGCACCGATAGTTGCAGGAAAAAGAATGTTTTTTTATTTTTTACGAAAGCACTACTTTTTACCTTATCAAAAAATATCAAGTATCTTTAAAATGAATCACGCAACAGTAATACATCATTGCAGGACAATGAAAGGATATATGGATTATGACAAAGACGTAATACTTGATTATATTAGAGTTAGAGATTTAGTGTTCGAGCAGAACAGCTTTGTAACACTAAAGGATGAACTAGAGGTATTAGAAAAAGAAGCGTTAGTAATAAACGATAGAATAGATAAAATTAGAACTGAAATTAATTATTTAACTGAATTAGAAAATGGAAATTAAAGGAACTTTAGAAGCGATTTTTGAAACAAAAGAGTTCAAAAGCGGATTTAAGAAAAGAGAATTTGTGATAAACACAGGTGGAGATTACCCTCAATCAATCAAAATGGAAGTCGTAAAAGACAACATTGACAAGTTAGACACATTGCCTATTGGTAGTGATGTAGATTGTAAGATTGATATTAGAGGTCGTCTGTACGAAGGAAACTATTACAATAACATACTTGCTTGGGCAATAGATGGAAGTGGTGCTAAATCATCTAAGAAAGCAGAAGTAAAAGAAGAATCAGACTTACCTTTTTAAGGTAGTTAGATTAATAAAAGTATTTGATTGTGAAATCGAAAACTAAAAGAAAGAACGTAAAGAGGGTAGATAGCTTGTTAGCCAAGAACGCTGCCCTCAACGCTTCTCTCGGTATGGATAGCACCAAAACTGAGATAGAGGTCGTTAGAAAAGATATAAGAGTAAATATCAGAAAAATTAAAGATATGTGCGAATACACATACAATATTATAAATGTAGATGATAACCATAAAACAGTACATTGATGAAGTTTGAAACTGCTATTCATTTAAAAAAACAAGAGAGAGCTGCTAAGCATTTTTGTAATAAGTATGATTATTCCTATGCTTGTTCAGGAGAGTGGAGTAAAATAGATTATCAAATATTTGGAGTTGATACCAATCTCGTTTGCGGTTTTGAGGTAAAGGGGTGTAGGAATCAAAAGATAGGCGATAAAGAAAAGGTATTGGTTTCTATGCGTAAGATTGTAGATGCTCAGGAGTATCAGGTAAAAAACAATAAGCCTGTTGTTATGTGTTGGGCTTTTGATGATGGCATATTATTTAATAGATTAAATAATTTAGAGGGTACTTTTAAGCTAGGCGGTAGGAATCCAAGAGAAGGTTCTACATTCGATGTAGAGATGTTAGTTTATGTAGAACAAAAAAAACTTAATAAAATTTTGTTTTAGTTAAAAAAGTTATTTACCTTTGTCCTAATATTAACAATTAACAATTATCAAAATGGCAAAAAGAATGACAGATACAGACAAGTGGAAGAAACGCTTTGTTCGTGAATTAAAACCTCAACATAAGCTACTATGGTTCTACATATTAGACGACTGCAATCACGCAGGTATATGGGAGGTGGATATAGAGGTAGCATCAATAAGAGTTGGGGAAAACCTTGTGTATGATATGCTACCAAAATCTTTTTTAGATAAAATAGTTATATTTGACAATGGAGATAAGTGGTTTATTCCTGACTTTATTGAGTATCAGTATGGAGAGTTAAATCAAAATTCAAACGTACATAAATCTGTAATTAACTTATTAAACAAATATAATCTTGAAGGGTATCTGAAGGGTTCACAAGGGGTACAAACTACCCTTAAAGATAAAGATAAGGATAAAGATATAGTTATAGTTAAAGATAAGGCTAAGGCTAAAAGGTTTGTAAAACCAAATGTTGAAGATGTTATTGATTACTGCAACGAAAGAAACAATAATGTAGATGCTGAAAAGTTTTACGATTACTACTCATCTAATGGGTGGAAGGTAGGTAAAAACTCAATGAAAGATTGGAAAGCATCTGTAAGAACTTGGGAGAAAAACTCTACCGACAATAAAAAAGTATCACAACCAAAACAAGTATTAACAGCTTGGCAACAAGCAAGAACACAAATTAACAATGGATAAGTCAAAATACATAGAAGATAGAATGAATAAAGCAACTAACCCTGTATTAAAGGGAATGTGGAAAAACGCATTAATGAATATTAATAGTCCTAGAAGAAAGGTAACTTGGGATGCTTATTATTTATATATGGGTTATACCTGTAATACTAAACAGGATAAAAGACAATTAGAAGCTAGAAAAAAAAGGCACAATGGATAAGAAGAAACAAGTTTGGTTTAGATATACTAACGACAGGGAGGGTCTAAACGTAGATTGTGTGGATTTATTAAGCAAGTGTTATTTAATGCTAGGTCAAAAGCCTGATGCTGAACAGATTGTACTAATGAGTAAGTTCTTAGTAGATGACTTAGCAAAGGGGTATGGCTCACTACAAATGGATGAGGTTAACTTTGCGTTTGAGCAAGGGGTAAGGCACTCTGAAAATGGTGGCTTTGTTAATGTTCGTAATTGGAATATATGGCTTAAAGAATATAAAGGCAAAGCACAATTAAAGCGACAGCAAAACCTTGTAACGGATTACGATAAGTTTAAGCAAGGAGAAAAGTTAATTAGTTCAACAATCAATAAGGCAAAAAAGTTAAATGGTTAAAAGAAAAATACATTTGGCAAGAGTTTACTTTAAGATAAGTAATTCTAAAACAACAAACAAAAGGTGGCTTTCAAGATTACACGAAATGTTTTTAACAACCGATGATTTAAACGAACTTAATAAAGATAAGTATGTTTTATCTAAATTGGCTAAGAGTAGCAATAAGAAAGCAACTGACGTTAATATTATAATTAATGCGGTTGAGTTTGTAGAACAGTACGGAGAAACAACTAATAGATTTTAAGATGAAAGAATTTTATATTATATTGTCATTTATCGGAGTAATTATTTCAGGATTTTTGCTTTGGTTTGAGCATAGAAAAGATGTTAGATACAAAAAACAAAAAGAATGGTTGAACAAAAAGTAATAATTTTTATTATGTCTTTGGTTTTTTCTATTTTATATCTTATATTTGCTCAAAACAGAAAAGATGGCAGAGAAAAGTGGTAATACTGAAGAAAAAGTACAGATAGCAATAGTAAACTATCTTAAACTTCAATACCCAAATGCAATATTTACTGCGACAATGGGAGGTCAGTTCCAAAGACATTACTCTCAAAGGATGAAAGCAAAGCGTACAGGCTATTTAAAGGGGGTTAGCGACCTTTTAATCTTTGAACCGAATGATAAGTATTTCGGATTGTTTATAGAGCTTAAAAAGGACAAGAAGTCTTACCCGTCAAAAGAACAGAGGGCTTTCATAGGAGGGGTGTCTGACAGGGGGTACTACGGGGTATGCTGCAAGGGGTTCGACCATTGCAAAGAAATAATAGATAAATATTTTAACAACGAACTATGAGTGAATCAATGAAAATTATCGCTAAGAAGCGAAACGAAAAGAAAGCTAAGAAGAAAGCTAAAAAGATTATAGACATTACTAACAAGCATAGCGACAAAATACTAGACCAAGTAGTCAATCCTTTGTTAGACGATGCCATAGCTAAGATTATAGCAGAAACATACAAAGAGTATGTAGAAGAATTTAATGGGGATGAGGTAAAAGCTGTTCACAAAATATTTGAGGTGGGTGCTGAATTGTTAAACACAGATAATTTTAAAGATGAAAAGTAAATATTTTTACGATTTTAAAAGAAATTTGAATTGCGAAAAAAATTGTTTTTGCGAAAAAAATAAAAACGAAATTCCAATGTGTAAAAAACTTGCTGAAACTGCTGAAACTGCTGAAACTGCTGAAACTGCTGAAACTGCTGAAACTGCTGAAACTGCTGAAACTGCTGAAACTGCTGAAACTGTTGGGTTTAAGGATAGTATGCCCTCAGCTCAGGATATGGGAATCCCTAGCTACTATATCGGAAGAAATGGATATGAAGCACGAAAAGTCGTTGCTAATTTTGACCTATCGTATAATATAGGCACAGCAACGACATACCTCTTACGTTGTGGTAAGAAGAAAGAAAATGGAATGAGCGACAAAGATAAACATATTGAAGATATAAACAAGGCAATTAATCATTTAAAATTTGAAATAAGCAAATTGCTAGATGAAAAATAATTCTGAAATAATAAAAGAACTGCAATCAATTTGCGATTATATTGAAAAGAACAATGTTTATGGCTTTAATTCTAAAAAAGGAATAGACATATTTATATATATAAAAGAACGAATAAAAAAATTAAAAGATGAGCATTAATATATACGACAGAAAAGATATGAGAGGGGGAGGGTATGCGAAAAGAAAGTTTACATTGGAACAAGCCGAAGAAATAAGAAAGGAA